CGCTGGAAAGGTATAAGTGTTACCTTCCCAAACAGGTACATAGCTTGTAGAAACAGTAGCATTTGCACCATAAATATTTACAGTTGAATGGCCGGTAATCTGACCACGAGCAACCTGAAGCTCAAAAGGCTCGTAAGTGCCTACCTGAGTAATCGAACGTACTACGCCAATATTTGCCATAATTAATCTCCTAAGTTAAGCGGGGGACGAATCCCCCAAGATTAATTAAACGTTTTGTTGGCCAACTAATGGGTCAGCTACATAGTACTTGATAAAGCCTGAGATCGCACCAGCGTTAGCGCCACCAGCAGCGGTAGTAACAACAACTAAGTTAGTTGCATTACATGCGTTGCCCAATGCGGTACCTTGACCAGTAGATCCGGGAGCAATAGTTACACGAGCAGATACGTTACCAGCAGAAACTAATCCAGCAGGAACGTTTGTGCCTAAAGTAGTAGTTTGACCAGGGCCTACGCTTACCAATGGTGTGAAACCAATGTTAGCTGTAGCATTGCCGCCAACTGCATTAGTAACAGTAACGCTAGTTACAACTGCATTAGCAGGAAGAATTAAAGCAGGAGCGCCAGAAACAGATGATACTTTTACGTTAGCTGCTGCTGATACGTCAGCAATGTAGAACTGAGCTACTAGTTCGCCAGAACCACAATAAGCGGTACGAGTTTGATCGCCGCCACCTGAACGCCAAATTGATTGGGTAGTTGATAATGCCATAATAAATTGTCCTTCGTACAAAGTTCAGCTAGCCAGTTGTGTACGCATCTGCCGGGACAGTCTGGAAAGCCGGATTACCCGGTTTATAGAATCTTACTACTTTTCAGAAAATGTGCAAGGGTTTTATAAAGAAAAACCCCACCTTTTGGGTGGGGCTTCCTGTTTCCTAGGGGCTTAATTAAGCACCAGGAGAACCATACATACCGAGTGGATCGGACCAGCCGAAGCTGTAACGCTCACGAGACTTGTAACGAACGTTACCAGTATCGAAATCGCCGTCCATGCTGTTTTGCAGCGGAGTACGTACGAAGTGCTTCATGCCGTTTGGAACGTCAGTTGTCAAGAACCAAGCGTTTGTATCGGTCAAGAAGTGGTTAATTGCATAACCTTCAGCAACGCTACCATTGTTCTTGATTGCGTTGATGTCGTTGTCGTTTGTACCAACGCGCAATTCAGTTTCGAGCAAGCGAGTTGCAACGAACTGGAGTGCAGGAGGAACAACCAACTTCTTAGGTTTAGCAGCGATCAAGAGACCACGCTCGTCTGTCCAAGCGGCGATTTGAATAACGGCGGCTTCCAAAGAAGTCTCGTTCAAGTCTGCTGCTGTAGCAGGAGTGTTGCTGTTGTAGCCACCAGAAACCAAAGGATGCTGTGTGCTGAACAATGCAACGCCGTCACCACCAGCATAGCTGTTGCTGAAGCCGTTGTTCAATACAGAAGCTGCTTTAACTTGCTTGGTGTAAGCCATAGCGCGAGCTAATGCCTTAGTGTAGCGAGCTGACAAAGAATCGTAGAGGTTGTCTTCGATTGCTTCTTCAGTCAAGCTGAAACCAAGAGCGATAGTCTGATGGTTGTAGCGAGCTGTCCATGCTTCTTGTGCATTGTCATAAGCGATGGCTGAGCCTTCGTTTTTGACTGGTGCAGCGCTGAAGCCAGACAATTTGGTTTCTTCTTCGAAAGAACGCTCAGAGGTCTCTGTTTCATAGATCTCTTTATGCTCTTCACCGTAACGAGCGTACTCCAAGCCGAACAAAGCGTTCAAACCAGGGAGCAACTCTTTGAGTAGTTGTGCGCGAGAAATAGCCATTTACTCAGCTCCTTATAAGTAATCAGCGCCAGTAGTGGCGATAATTTGTGGGTTGTTCAACTTCACAACAACTTCTGTGAAGGCATTAGCTGATGTAGCTGTTTCTGGAACAACTGCAACAACACGAACTGGCAATACTGAAGAGTTACCTTCTCCAGATACAGGTGCTACTACAGAAACTGCAGAATCACCAGTAGTTGTGGAGCCAGTACCTTGGCGGATTGTCATGTTTGCGCCAACGATAGAAGCGTTAGCTGTAGTTACGGTTGTGTTGCTAGAGTAAGTGATTGCTACTTTGTAAGCAGCAGATGCATCATTTACAACATAAGCAATAGCTGAACTAGCAGCAGCATTACCGGGGTAGTACTGAGCTTGAACAGTTTGACCTTGACCATTAACGTACTGGCAACCAACGAACACGCCAAAAGTAGCGGTTGAAGAGTTAGTAGAAACGTTAGATGTTACAAGTGATTTAACAATGTTCCCATTGACCAAAGCAACAATGTCGCCGTCAAAGATAGCAGTGTTATATGTAGATGCGATCGGTAATTGTTGAGTCGCACCAGCATATGGCATGCCGTCAATACGGTTAATTGGCTGTAAGCCGTAGGGAGCAGAAACGGTTGGATAAGCCATTTAATTCTCCTAAAAAGGTTAAGTTAGTTTTTCACACCTTTGCTACTCGTAGACTTGCTCTCTTTAAAGAGCGGCATCCGCGGGTCGCTTTGGCGCATCAAATTATTGTCTACAGCCTCATTCTGAGCTTGAGCTTGACCAGAGTAATATGCGTTACGCTGTTCTACAAACTCTTCAGGAGTCTTGCAAAGCAATAATCCGCCAATCTCAATGTTGTCTTTGTATCGACTATTGGGATCGACTAGCAGTTGAAATTTAGGTTGTTCCTCAATACGAACAGGCTCCCATCCTTCTCTCAGTTTTCCTGAAAGATTCCGTGGATCAGGGTTGTTCAGTGTTGCGACACGAATCCAGCGATAAGCAAACCCAGTCTGTTTATCAGGCTCAGGGAGCAGATCTGGTTGCGCCCATGCTGAGGGGCGTTCAAATACTGCACGGGTATCAAGCTCACGAGTTTTTCTTACTTCAGTCATATTAAGACTCCAATTTAGTTAGTTCACGGGCATACTGCTCTGGGGTTAATCCTAGCTTTTTCGCAAGCAGGACTTGGGTTTTGCTCATACGAATCTTTTTCGGAGACGTACTGCGACTTGCCGGAGCCACGACCGTACTAGCTTTAGGCTTCTGAACCTTTTCGGGTTCTTCTACCTCTACTTCTTCGCTTTCCTCAAAATTCTCAGGAAAACGCTTCCGCATTGTTGCGTCAATGCGTTTGTAGTACTCGTCTGATCCAGCCGGGACCCCACTACGTACTAATTTCTCATGCAGACCTAGCGCCAAACTGGTCATTTCTTCGTCTTGGCCAAACCATTGATTCTCGTTTTGCCATTTCAATGCCCGTTTATCGGGTGCATTAATCTGCGGTTGTGGTATTTGTACATCAATTTCTTTATCTTGCAAAGTATTTTCGTACTTAGCTTGATAATTTTCTGCTCTATCAGCCTTAAGCTTCGCATTTGTCATGCGTTCTTGGGCTTCTAACAGCTTATCAGCGTCACCAGACTCATATGCCAGCTTGAATGCTTGCTTTGCAGCATCTAATTCTTGCTGTGCTGAGGCTTTGATGGTGTCAACATGGGCTAATTCACCAGATTGAAGGCGTTCTTTGAGCTTTTTATTCTCTTCAAGAGCCTTTTTAGCTAGTGCAATCGCTTCTTGTTGTTCGCGAATCGCTGCTTCCTTCTCACGACGCTCCATGTGGTAGATCTTTTTAGCTTCTTTCAACGCTGCATTCTGATCATTGTTGAATTTCTCAAGGTTTTCTTCCTCAATAGCTTCAGCAACTGCAGGATCTACAGGTTTACGGTTGCGATCTTCTGGTGGAGTATCGTTTTCAATCTCTATTTCAAATCCATCTTGATTGGCATTTTCGGTAGCTGTACCTTCAACTTCAATCTCGTCAGGAAATTGGAATTCTTTCATTTCTTGTGGCATTTTTTCTCCTTAAGCTCGTTTAATTCCACGTGGATCTTGTACAACTGACTCTACGGAATCGTCATTGATCAATCTGAACTCACGACCATGAATTAACAAGCGTGTTCCAGCATTTGGTCGAACGATTACGAAGTCACCGCGTTTGCACCATGGTCCGGTAGGGAAGCGTGTCTTATCTTGATAGCAGTCTGGACCCATATCCACGACAAAAAGGACTGTTGCCAGCTTCTCTTCGTAGTTAATGGTCGCATCTGCCTTTAATAATCCACTCTCGTACTCCGCTTCTACTTCTGGGATAGCACATAGAATGCGATATCCAGATGGTTGAGGGAGCTGACGTGCTTTGTCTTCTGCTTCTTTGTTGAGTAATGCCGATAAATCTACTGCTTGGTCTAACTTAAGATCACTCATCGGAGGTCTCCATTTTTTTCTGAAGGTCTAGAATTATTCCGCATGCAGACTCTAGACCTCGAATCTGTCCACATACGTATTTATACTCATCGTAGGACGCACATTGACCTTTTTGTAATGCCGTGCTGAGCATTTCAAGGCGGTCTTTAGCCTCCAAGAGTACTACTTCTAAAGGATCCATTAATTACCTTTCGTTGGTTTCTCCTTCTGTTTTGACATCTGTTGAGAATGCTTGCCGATGTCAACCGCAAGCTTCGTATGCTCAATCTCATTTTGCATCTGAAGTTGAGTACGATCCTTTTCCACCTTCGCTTGATTTTGCATAACGGCAATACGTTCTTGCGAGGCGATACGCTCTTGTTCAATAGCCAATTGCTGAGCTTTTGCTTGAGCGTCAATTTGGACTTTCTGCTGTTTCGTTGCAGCGTCCTGTTGTTTAACAACGAGTTCTGCTTGCTGGATTTGGACTAACGGATCCTGAGCCTGCTGCATTGCTTGCTGTTGTGCTACTTGAGACTGATTCATCTGCAAGAGCTTCTGAGCCGCAGGAGCAGCCAATCTTGCAATCTGTAATTCCATCTCTTCTGGCATTCCTTCATCTTCTTCCTCATTGAAAGGAATTGGAACACCAATCATTTCTTCCATCTGACGACGATATTCGTAACCAACGTGTTCTTGAACGTGTGCCATTAATGCATTCATAATCATCTGTGCATTTGGATTCTGACCAATCATCTGCATCACTTTTGGATCTTGCATTAAAGCAACGTGTACAGCGATGTGGGCTTGATGATCTTGGTAGATGAATGCCTTGAGTGGCTCCATCTTTAATGCTGCCATGTTTTCGCTAATTGGATCACGTGGCTTCTGATCATCTGGTAGTGGTACTAATTTCTTAGCGTCCTTCAATCCCAAGGTATCCAACATTTGACGGTGCAAGAGTGGGAGGTTGTAGAGCTGTGGAGCGCCTTGGGCGAGTTGAAGAGCAGCTTGATACTGCATAATCTTCTGACTCATTGTTGCAGCATTAGGATCGCTTACTGGGATAACATCAACGTTATCGTAGTCTGAACGCTTAGCTGAACGGCGACCTTCTGTAGGTTCGTATGTGTACTCTTCTGGAGTGTAGTCTGCAATGATACGCTTGAGTAACTTGAACTCTTGCTTCATTGAATAATGGATACGGGCTTGTACCGCAGACATTACTTTGAGTGTTCTCTCCAAAATAGCTAGGGTTGTCCCTACTGGGGTGTTCCCTGACATATCAGCCACTTTAAGATCTGCAGCAGAAGCAAAGCGACGACCTTCTTCTACTACTTTATCCATCAATGCAGCCAATACTTGGCTTGGTTCTTTGTATGGCAACGGAAGGATGTTGTCCTTCATCGTGCCAGATGGAACATCTACATCGCGGAATTCACCGGGCGCGATTGGGGTATCGTCACCTTTGATGCGCATCCCACGGGTCTTAAAGCCGCCCGGCAAGTTTGCGAGTGAACCAGCGTCAACCAACTGCCGGAGGATAGAAGTACCAGACTTAGCAAAAGCACCGATGAGATGAATAAGGCCAAAATGGTAGAAACCAAAACCCGGAATATAACCGTAGTGAACAAAGTGCTGACGCTTCGTATATGTCTCATCATCTGGTTCCCAGTTTCTGCGGATCGACAATACCATGCCAGATCCTTTTTCAATGGTGACTACATAGGGTAAACCAATACCAGTTGGATTGCCTTCGTCGTCCTTGTGCTCGAATCCTGCTAAGTCTAGGTTAACGTGCATCTCCAAGATCTTGTAGCGATCATCAGAAGTTGCGCGGAAGCCAAGCTTCTCAGCAATTTTCTTTTCTACTTCATCGAGTACGTTGTCTGGTGTACCAAGATCAATATCACGATAGAAGCCAGCTTGTTGTAACTTGAGAATCTCGTTCTCTGTACGGCGCATCACATGGGTTACGCGGTCTGCAGACTCTAAGTTCGCAGCACCATAAGGAACTACGATATCTTCTGCAGGAACATACATTGCTACTTGGCGATCTAGACTAGGATCAAAGTAGACTTTCTTAAATGCGTTACCAGCAATGCCCAATCCCCAAAGTAAACGCTCGTGTTCTGGGCGGTATTCTTGCATCACATCAGTTAATTGGTAGTTCATGTCTGCTTCGACACGCTCTGCAGAGTCTTTCTTCTCTGGAGTTTCTTTACCAATAATCTGAGTCTTTACTGGACCAGCGGCTGGGAAAGTAGCCATCATGGTTTCAGCTTGGAACTTCACTACTGCTTCAGAAAGGAGTGGATGGTAAACGCCACAGGCGCCTTCCCATGGTTCAGTTCTTTCTTCGATCTTAAGGCCGAGCAATTCTAGACCATCCACATAAGTTTGAATCCAGTCTTTTCTGGAAGCGATATCGGAATCAAAGTCGCCGATTAAATCACCTGCAATAGAAGAGAGTTCGGACTCGGACATGTAGTCCGCCAAGTTCGCGCCAAAGTCTTCGGCTGTTTCTTCTTGTGGTTCTAATTCAATTTCTAGCCCGTCTACACCGATAGTGACCGCTTCAGGATCCTCGATCTCGATTTCAATATCTGGCTCTTGCGCTGCTAGAGCTTCAAGTCCTTCGGGTGCTTGGTATAAACCTTTTTCAATGGCCATAGTGTTTCCTAGTAATACGCAGCTTTGCGTCTATAAATTGGTTCGTCGTCATCGTCATCTGATGGTAAGGAAACAAATCCGCCTTTTCTAAAACGAATCAAAGCCTGAGTAGAGGAGTCCACTAAGTCATCGTGATCCGAGTTTGGAAATGCAGCCATTTCTTCCATTACTTCGTCAGCCCATCTTGTTCCCGGCGCCCATACCTTGCCAGAAGCAAATAAATCGGTTACAGAATTCAGTCGAGCTATCTTATCATTGCCCCGTGTAGGTGTAAACTCTTGTACGGGTATACCCATCCTACGCAGTTCAAAGATGAGTGGCATACCAGAAGCCTTACCCTCAATCACGAATGCATCGGGTTCCCAATGCTTGTATTCCTCTAGGGCGCGTTTCTTTAATTCTGGAAATTCAAGACGCTCTTTAAAAGCATCCAAGAGAATGATATTGGGGTCTCTTTGGTCTTCGTCTTTGTAAAAGACTCCCCAAGTTGTGCAAGCAGAGTAGTCGCTGCGCTCATTCTTAGTAAAGGCAGTATCCCAAGATTGGATGATAAATTCGCATTGAGGAGGACGATCTCCTTCCCAAAGCTTCCACCATTCCCGTTTAACTAAAGCACCTTCTTCCGAAGTCGGGCTTTGCTGATACTGAGCATTCCACTTGGAAACGGGTAGTTCTTCCTTCAAAGCCAAGAGTTCATCTAACGGCCAGAATGCTGGCCATAAAGGCTCGTCGTTTGGAAGGATCGCTGGGAAATTAATAACTTCCCATTCGTCACCGTCTCTCTCGACACTCGATTTTAGAATCCTGCCTGTCAAATCTCTTAGACTCCAACGGGTCATAACGACTACGATCGCACCCCCTGGTTGTAAACGCTGACGAGGACCAGATGAGTACCACTCATAGACTTTATCGTAGACCTCTGGATTGGATGCCGCCAAAGCAGCTTCTTGTTCGGAGTGGGGATCGTCAATAATGAGTAGATCCGCACCTTTACCAGTAACCGTACCTCCGACACCGATAGCGAAATAGTCGCCATTCGCATTGGTACTCCAGCGTCCCGCCGCCTTGGAGTCTGATCTTAGTTTCACATTGGGGAAGATTCTGGCAAACGCTTCGCTATCTACCAAGTTACGAACCTTACGACCGAATCCGACCGCTAGTTCAGCGGTGTTAGAACACTGAATAATCTTCTTACCTGGGAACTTTCCTAAGAACCATGCTGGGAGCATATAGGAAGCAAACTCGCTCTTCGTATGTCGAGGAGGCATATTGATAATCAGTCTTTTGCACTTGCCTTCGGCGATTTCTTGGAACTTCTTCGCCATAATCTTGTGGTGGGCGCCGTTAATAAATCCGGGCCACATCTCATGAACATATGCCATAAAGTCGGTTTGGGCTTTCTCCCGACTTAAGGAATCCATGTAGTTCCTAGCTGACGCTAAAAGCGCGTCTTGCTCCTCTGGAGGTAGCTTATCTATGAACTTCGCAATATCCATTAGAGCTGATGCACCTTAAGATAGGATGGCTTAATGCTACGGGCGCGTTTAGGAAGCCTCTTGCAATAGCCCAAATCACATAACTGTTGCATGATACGGTGTATATTCCCGCGCCCTTTCGCTCCAGTTTGTTCCATAATGTCATCTATAGATGGGGCAAAGCCGAACCGCTTCCACCACTCATCGATCACTTGATACACCAAGGATTGTTTCTCAGTCATTATCTGATTCCCACATACGCATGAGACTCTTTCGATAGGCGGCCCTCTCCGCCATTGTCATCTCTGTGTACTTTTTCCCAGAAAAATATACCCCCTCCCCCTGTTGTTTTTGCTTTTGCAAGGGGGATGCATCTGTAAACGGTTTACAGGAGCTATGCTTACTCATTGATTTCATTGGGAATTATTTTTTGTGGTGATTGATTGTCTGGAATAGTATGTGTATTACCTGAATCAAAAATATTGCTTTTGGGGGGTCGGGCTGCGGTGGGGTCAGCGGAATCAGGAATCGCAACGGCTGGGGCATTTGTGCTGGAGATGATGCTTAGGAGGCGATCTGCGTCCTCGTCTTGGCTGTCAACGGTTCGCATATTGTCCGCGATGGCTTGCTTTAGCTTTTCCATGAGTTCGGCTCTGCTCTCAGTCGAATCCTTAATAATTGTTGACTGCGTAATATGTTGGAAGGCATCGACACCAGCAACTGTGCCCAATGCTTTCAATGCCACCAATCGTGCATTCGGGTTGTTATCGGGATCTAAAGCCTCTTTTGTAAGCTGAGATACAACTAAAGCCCTCAACTGAGCAGTTGTGTGTGATTTCTCAAACTCCAAAGCAGTCCTTATTGCCTCTATTTCCCTCTGTATTACCTCGCGATCTTTAAGCTTTGAGGCACGATTGCCAGCGACTTTGGGTTTTGCCTTTGCTCCTTCTCTTCCGTATGCCAATCTATAAGCCTCCGCTCCTGTTTCACCCTTTGCCATATGCTCACAAAACTTCTGCTGCTTTGCGGTTAGATTGCGTTTAGGCACTCCGAGAATACGATCGATGGGAACTTGATCTAATTGCTCTCTGATCTGTTTTCGGGTGAGTTTCTGCAATTTCATATCTATGGGTATAAATCTAGAATATGGATAATGATAGCATACTAACTGTATATGTATACAGCACCTGGTTATTTATACAGTAGTTTTATGCGATCTATAGAGTCATGCTTTAGTTTTCTCTTAGCACTAGATCAGAAGTAAGTGTTCTATTCTCTTCTCCTAGAGATGTATCTAAGCCAATTCCAAAGGAAAAGGATCGGGCTTTTAACTTTGTGAAGTGATTCAAATCCCCTCAATTCTGCTCTGCTGCAGTTCATCTTTCATAGGTTTGCTTTATGCAATAACCCTACGAATTACTCAAGATTTGCACTTTGTTTTGGTTTAGGAGTAAGATCACAAATAGGTCGTTTCGATTGATGTATTTACAGAGGAGGTTTTATGTTCATGGGCATGGGAATGGTTCACATACTTGGTGGGCTTGTATTGGGTTTGGCTGGCTCTGATGATCTTATTGTGTATTCACAACTTATTGGAGGTTTATTAGAGTTCGGGCTTGGTTTTCATTGGTATTTAACTAACGATGGGGAGATTGTATGAAACGCTATAAGTTCACAAACACGGAAGATGTTCGGGATTTCTTTGAGGAGTTGGTCGATGATGGCTTGAACTTTCACTTAGACGATGATCCCGAAGACATTTTTGAAGGAGATATTGCTTACTTAATAAAACTTAATTGGATTGATATGTGGGACTTTTGCAATCCTTGGGAGGTTTTTGATCTGTATCCCGAAACATGGAAGAAATACATTAACAACGGTGAAGAGGAGGAAAAAGTATGAGATTCAGCAAAGGCACAATGATGCATCACATAGTCAAGCAATTAGCTGATTTAGAGCAACGGTGGGGATTTGATCCTCAAGATGGATACAACCAAGTAAAAGATAGCGACTTACAAAGAATCCTTGCATATGGCGAATATATCGCCCTTGAGAATATGTGGGACGATATTGAATACAACAACATTGGGGAGGAATTATGAATTTCACAGTAGACACACCCACAATTGCAATGAATGCAAACCGCAAATGGGTCATTGTCATGCCTGATGGTGAGCACTTCAAGCAACCATCTAACCCAAGATATGACCTTGAGTTTGATCAATTTGACCTTGCGAATTACTTTGTTCACAACATGGACACAAAGAAAAAACACAAGGTCAGAATCACGATGGAGATTGATATAGAAGTATCCACAGACTATCTTGCAAAGCTTGCCAATAATTTAAGCATTGAAGTGGTTCGCAACTGCTTTAAAAACCACAATAGAACAATCAATTCTGAATCTATGGCTATCGTAAAGGAGGAAGAATGAAACAGACACTAAACAAGGACACATTTCGTTTTCTGTTCAATCAGATTCGCCCCGATAACTTTACATATGAAGGTCAAGGGATTCTGTTTGATTGGTTCGAGCAATTAGAGGACGACTTAGGCGAACAAATCGAATTTGATCCCATCGCAATATGTTGCGACTTCTCCGAATGCTCACTCCGTGAATTTATGGATTGTTTCCCTGTATCAGACGAGGAGTTTGACTTCACCCAAGACGATTGGGGCGACATGAAAAAAGTGGTTCAAGATTATGTAGAAAGTCATGGGGTTTGGTATGAGTTCTTACATGATGACAAACAAATTATTTTCCAAAACTTTTAAGGGGTTAAACATGAGCAAAACTTACGCAATTTTTTATGGTGCATTTGACTGCGAGGTGTGGGTCAATCTCAAGGTTGGCACTCGTGAAAGCCTTGACACTATTAAAGAGTTGATCTTTATTGAGATTGAGGAGAAGGGCTTAGAGGCTGGCTATGTTGAATCGTATCCATTCTTTCAAGCGGATTGGGTAATTGTTGGCAGTCGTATGGATTTGGGCTTTGATTATGACCAAGTTCAAGAAGTAGAGAATGATCACGGTTTTTTTAACAACGGAGAAGAAATGAAACAATTTGAATGCTTTTGGGGTAATGGATACAGAGACAAGGACAATAAGTCGATCATGGCTTACCATAACGAGGACTTTTTCACAGAGGATCGAGGCTACGAAGAAGAGCACATTGAACTAGTCAACAATCTAAAGGTTAACGAGCAAGTCTATCTCACACAGATGGGCGAAGAACATTGGGTCAGGAGAATCTCTTGAGAATCTACTACGCACACGCAGAAAGTCGCAATTTCTCATTTCAAGCCATTGGATCAACCTACAACGAGGCGATAGGAACGCTCCATAAGGGATTGAGGGCACACGCTAAACAATACAACTTAGAGCCGAAATGGTTTGAGAGTTGGGCTGATATTCATGTGGAGGAGATCAAGTCGGGCGAATGCCTCAGAGATCACGAACCAATCAAGCAAATCTGATGATGGGTTAAATACCCGAAACCCCAGCGATGGGGTCATTTGCACACACATGGAGGAATTATGGAACGCTTTACATTTGAACAAGTTGAGAGATGGGTTGGGAGTGATGCATATCGTTCTGATCTCATAACCATATTGCAAGAACTTCTTAATGGTGATTATGAGGTCGAGCAAATGCGTAAAGATGTTATTGAATATGCAGATGAGGAGGAAGTATGAGCAGATACATTGTGGAACATTGCACAGATGAAAGCAATACAGGATTGGATTGGATTGTTTGGGACATTCAAACCAACACAAGCCCTAGCGGTTGGCTTGAATCAAAAGAAGAGGCAGAACAATTTATCAAACAAACGGAGGAAGTATGACCGATTACACAATAGACGATTTATTCTTTTCTGTGAATGATATCTACACGCAATTTGACGAAGGTGAGATCACTTTAGAGGATGCAGAGGGCTTACTGCTTAACTGTTGCGAGGCTTTTATTCAATTTAACCAACCAAAAGAGGCATAAACATGGCACAAACTCACATTTTTAGAGGTGTAGAAACTACCACCTATCGCAACCGAGATGGGGCATTAGTGGGCATTTATAGAGGGACTGAGGTCGCCTCTCAATTGGGGAATGTAATCACCCTAAAAACAGGTGGCTGGAAATCAAGAACCACCAAATTAAGAATGAATCAATTCGCGAATAGCTTTGTTTCAAGTCGATTCAAAGTCAAGCAGAAAGACTATCAATGGTTCGTGTTGATAGATGGCAAAGAGATGCCATTCACAAGCGAATCAATCACCTTCGAAGTTTAGACAACAGACGGCAGCCTGAAACCCCTATTTTTGGGGGTTTTGGGGTGGTGTTTGAGTTTTTGCAGCAAATTTCCGCCTGGAAACACGCAGTAAAAGACGATTTTTTAACTAGTTTTTGAAAGGATTCCTTATGGAACGATTTATAGATTTATTTGAGGAGCAAGTGGTAGAGGGCGATTTGTCTATGGACGAGTTTGCGGATCAGATTGCTGAGAAATTTGGTGATCTGTTTGAATATGCTGACCCCAATCTATTTGAGGCTCGGCTGCACCGGTTTATAGCCAATATGTATCGCGGTCGTGCGATACGAAAAGAAAGTGATACACCATTTCAGGAGGAAGAATGAAAACTACCCAAGTATGGTTTGGAGTCTTTGAGTTCGGAGATTTTGAAAAGTGCGGTGATAAGTTTCCATGTGCATTGATTCGTAGGATTGATGCAAAGTTGATCATGGATCCGGATCAAGCAGATGACTATATGACCGAACATCATTATGATGCCTACCTCATTCCTAAACAGTTTGATGGGGAGATTTATTACTCAGAGGTAGCAAAATGAACAAAAGAACACGCAGTAAGCTACAAAATCTGCTCTTAGATGTAAAGGATTCTAGAGAATACCTTGAGGGATTGACCAAGCAGTATGAAGGGATAACCCTAGCTATTATTAAAAAGAATTTGCATTATGCTGTTCAAAGAGAGAAACAATTAATAACGCAGTTAAAAGAGGAGGTTGTATGAATACTTATAAAGTAATAGTAAGCCAGGTTGTATGGTATGAGGCTTTTATTGAGGCCGATTCCGAAGAGGAGGCTGCCGAGTTCGTGGTTAAGGACGAGGAAGTTATCGAATGGAGAGAGTGTGCAATCAGCGATTTAGAGATAGATCAGATTGATGAGGTGAGCCATGACTAACGAAAGCTGGTTATGGGGTTTTGATCAATTCATTGAAGATATAACTACACGCAGAGGAAATGGTATGAATAACTATGACTTAGCAGTAAAGATCTACACAAAGAGTGGGCAATACGCGATTTATGACGCGGTAAACAATGGAATCCTAAAGGCTGACGCATGGCGAGATTGCATTCCATGTGAGGATCGGACTCCTCATTTTGAGGGTTCATGCTTGGTTTGTGGAACTTTAGCGGATATCAAGGAGGAGCTATGAAAACCTATGAAGTTGAACTACAAGTTAGATATGTAAAACGCTATATAGCAAATAGCCCTGAAGAGGCAACAGAGGCAATGGAATTTGACTATATGAATCTATATATCGATGAAGAAATGTGCGAGCCTGGCACACCTAAGATTTTTGACTTTTCGTGGGAGGTTTTGATGCCAGACCGAGTGAAAAACGATAAAACTATATATGCAAGAGATGTTAGGGGAATTTTAGATGAGGAGGCATTATGAGAATGAAAGGCTATTGCGTAAGCATCAGTTATAGTGGGTCAAAGTCCTATTTTGTCATGGCTCCGGATTATGAAGAGGCAGAAACGGTGGCACAGGAGGAATTTGACAACGATATAGGAGATTTGGGAGAATATACGGAGATAACTGATGTGGAATCCTCCCTAGATGACGATGAAGGCTAACGAAAAGGAGTTCTTTGATACTCTCCGCAAAATGGAGAAGATCGAGTATAGCGCACCGCTTACGATCAGAGAGATTGAACAGATCTACTTTGACATAGCGGTGCAAAAACGGCCTAACCCGTTAATTGACTTTGTAAGACGAATTGAAAACGCACATGGAATAGGGGTAAAAGATGCACAATCTAACGACTGACGATGTAATTTGCTCTGTAATGTTTGCACTCATGGCAGTAGCATTATGCCTAGCGTAAACCGATCAGCCCTCTTGCCAATCATCCACAAATTGATTGAGCAAGGGGGTTTTGCTGGTAGAATAGGTCAGGCTGCACTCGTTGCGGACGAAGTAAACC